TACCGGTTTAGAACCGTATTTTTCCTGCTGGCAAGTGGCGGCGAACTGAAGGGCTGTTGTTGTTTTTCCACTTTTGGGATCGCCAGTGAAGGTAACCCATCCCCCTTCTTGTATCCCGCCACCCAGAGCCAAATCTAAAGCAGGGCTAACAGGAATGATTTGCAGATTAGATCTTTCTTCAAAAACCTCTAATCCACTCCGTACTACGTGTCCATATTTTTTGATAATTTCTTTTGTTGTGTCATCATTCAGCATTTCAGCTACAGCTTTAGCCATCTAAATCCCTCAGTTTCTGAATCGTACTTTTTCTGCCAAACGGTTTTCGTGGAGGAGCAGCTTCTTCTATCACGTACTTTTTAGGTACAATTTCACGATCTTTTTCTTTATCTACCTTTATCTGCTCGTATTTGATTATATTCTCCAGCGCTTTTAGACGTAGTGAATACATCCAGCTACCCTTTGGTGACTTGAGAGCATTTATGATAGCGATTTCGTCATACTTCTTAAGAAGCTGGTACGCTTTTGTCACCTGACTTCTGAATTTGTTCTTCCATTTTGTGGTATTCCACAATTTGAAGGCTGGAGTACCTTCATTTGCCTTTTCTGCCTCTCTCAATAAAACCATCTCCGCTATGTATTGAGCGGCATCGCATTCTTGTCCAGTCGTAACGTGTTTATACTTCTTCATATGATTTATTTTTGGCAATCAAGCAAGCCCCTGCTTCGGTGGGGTTTCTGGTCTCAAATTGTTCTGGTATTATTTCTGGCAGATTCCAGTGTCTGACTCGTAGCTCGTCATTTTCTAACACCCCAACTATAAAAGAATGGTTGGTTGTGTCTCCGAACATATATTTTCCGGCGCACTTACAAAAATAATAGCCGTCACCGCCCTCTCCGACAACCTCAATATGTGAACGGTTTTTGATTTTCATGCCGGTGATGTAGAGGTTGTTCTCTTTGCAATGCGCTCCCAATCTTTCCCATGCGCTGCTCGGCTCTTCACCGGGTCTGTCGTCGTCCTGATAAACAGTAGTACCGTCAGATAAAGTAGCTATCCAGATAGGATTGCTGTCGGCATACTGATTGATATAGCCGTCGATGGAAATACTTATAGACATTTAGTCTTTAATCCTATGTATACAGGAGGAGCTTTCTGATTTTTTTAATAATGCATTGGATTTAAAACTATCAGCCTGTTCTGATGCAGCCGGTGTCATAACAGTAACTCCTCTGCCATCTTTATGGCCGAACAGTTCTCCAGCAATGACATTTTCCTTGCCTTCGCCTTGAGCCTCAGACGTGGTCGCTTTTTCGGGTTTGCCTCCTAGGTATTTTGATATAACCTTTTGGTTTCTGTTTAATTCTTCGGCAAGGTCTTTAACGCCTTTATCAGAATGATTATCTATGTAAAATTTCTCAACCCTATTTAAGGGACCGCTTTTTTTAGACATGTATATACTCTCTTTCTGCTCTGATAAGGGACTCCCCGTTTTTGGTTTTTAGGTAATTGAAGTAGAGGTTAAATATATTTTCTTTAACCCTTTTGAACTCGGCAAGCCTTATTTTTGTTGCATCGATTCCTTGGGGGTCAAACATTTTGCCCCTGAAGAATTTAACGTAGCAAAAATTGGTATGCTTTCCGTTATCGATAAGAATGTGCATCTTCGCACAAACCTGTTGAGTTTCTTTATCTACTTCTTTACCGCTGCCTAAGATATATCTACGGTTTATCTCCCTAGAAGTCTCTCCGAAATCTTCGTGTTTATCTACCATGTTAAACCTCTATAGATTTACAGTGTATTTCTACATAATCTTCAGTATCTTGATCTATACTGACAAGTTGACTCGATTCCGTACAACCGATATAAAACTCTCCAATGATTTCTCTAGTAGGACTCGATCCGCCGCACCCTTCGTTTTCGCAGATTACTTTTACCGTTGTTATTCTGTTTGATTCTTTAGTTTTCCATATGTCAACATGTTCAGATTCGCAGGATACGCATTTGATAAATTCGTGTCCCAAATCCTCCAGTCCGCTTTCAGTAGGCTCCTGCTCACTCATTTTTTACCTTCTTGAATATATCTCTTTTTTTGCTCGGGAGTCATTTTGAAGACTTCATTTTGAGACGCTTCCCCATCTTTATGATACCAAGGCTGGCCCTTTTTGTCAACATTTTTGCCCTTCGCTTGTTGCCGTTTTTTCTCGTCTAACTCGTATTTTCCGAATTTTTGGGTATTGCGTTCAGCTAACTGACCCAGCGTTGTAGGCTCCGCTCTTACAAAAGACGTAAAGCTGCCCAAGATTCGCGATAGTTTATGTTTCTTACAAGACGGACACTTTCTTCTTTTTTTGTACTGTTTCATTGGTATAACATCAGAAAATGTATGTTCGCAAGCCAAACACCTGTATGCATATTCCGGCATTTTATTGTCCTAGATAGAATAACAAAAGAAATTGTGCTATCGTTAGAAATATTATGCTTAACCAAGCATAAAGTCTTTTGTGGTGATATAAGAAAATCAGAAACCCTAGAGCCAGAATTGTTCCAGCCATTTTTGTACCCATAAATAATGCGACATCTCCATCATCTTGCCTTATTAAGTATCTGCCAATAGGATTCTGCTCATAATAAAGCATTATGTGTTGATTTTTAACAGCCCAGTATAAATCGATTGAAGAAATTATGCCGATAGCTAGCCACATTACAGCAAAGTAAAACTTATGGTCTCGTTTTGCTATCAGTTCAGTCATCTTCTAATCTCTCTAAGATGCTTGATATAATTTTGTTTCTGATTATGTCACACCGGTATAGTTCCACGATACTGACACCCTTGAGGTTTTCAAGCCTGTCTACACACTCTTCTAAAGCCCCGCTAATGCTAACTGGCAAATCGGTCTGTTCTATATCGCCGTTAATCACACACTTGGATCTAGAACCCATTCTTGTAATTAGCATTTTTATTTGTTTGTATGTGGCGTTTTGTGCCTCATCTAATATGATGAAGGAGTCATGAAAATTTCTCCCTCGCATATACTCCAAAGGACAAATTTCTACACGTTTTTCCCTTAGCCATTTTTCAGCGGTCTCTTTTGACAAGTACAAATTCATCTCATCAAAGATGGGCACTAGATAAGGATGTATTTTATCCTGAAAAGTTCCGGGTAAAAATCCTAATCCCTTACCAGATTCTACCACTGGTCGGGTAATTATAATTTTATTCACCTTGTTTTCCAGAAGGTACTGACAAGCAAGCCCTACAGCAAGTGTTGTTTTGCCGGTTCCTGCCGGGCCAATACATATTGTAACATCAGATTCAACCATGGATCTGATGTATTCTGCTTGATTCTCCGTTTTTGGCTTGAGTTGTCTACCTACAGACTTTTTTCTTCGCATATTATATACCTGATGAACCGAAACCGCCGCCTCCTCTATCGGTTTTATTCAGGTTTTCCACTTCCCGCAAATAAAAATCGTTCACTTTTTGGATTAGAATTTGAGCTATCCTGTCCCCTGAATTCAATCGATAGGGACGGTCATTACTATTATACAGACAAACTTTGATTTCTCCTCTATATCCAGCGTCCACTACTCCAGCAAACCTATGTATACCCTTTACGCCCATTGAAGATCTGTCCCAGATAAGTCCAGCATAGCCCCTAGGTAGAGCCATGGCTATTCCGGTTGGGATCAATTTAACTTCTTGAGGGGCTAAAATTGTAGCCCCTACCATCGAGGCGTACAGGTCAAACCCTGCGTCCATGGAAGTTGCCTTGGTGGGTATTCTGGCATTTGGACTTAACTTTTGAACTTCTATCCCGCCTATTTCCGATGAAATCGCCATCCGTTGTTGCTCCTTTAAAATTCCATTAGATGATTTCACACATTCCTCCAGCGCAAGCTAGTTCTTGTTCTGGTTTAGTATTATCATGCTCCTCGATACATGTTGTGTATTCTACAGGCTTATATGATCGCTTTACGTCAACCCATTCTTTCCAGTTATAAACATCTTTCATGCAGTAGGTTAATCGCTTAACGTCTCCGTCCATATATTTGTCGGCAAATTTTTGACATCTTTTTTGCCAAATCTTTTTACCGTTGCCTTTTATTTTATCGCCAAGCCCAATTATGGCATCGCAAGCGGCCCATAGGTTATCTTCCCATAAATTGAGAGCAACTTCAATCAGGCCGCTGACAAACACGGCTCCGTCTCCGTAATGAGACACCATTTCACTGGGGAGATAGACCGTGGTGAATGGGGCTTGAGGGTAATCTTTGTCTCCGCTCACAGGAAGCAGAGACACGCCGCAGAAAAATTTACGATTCTTGTAGATAAACTTTTCTACCTCTTCCCATTCTTCGGGCTTTACATTGATAGTATTGGAGACATTGTGTTGTAGAAAGGGTTGAACGCAAAGACTCTCATTCCTACCTCCCATTACCCAATTTTTCTGAGTGCTTTTAACATATTCTAGAAGACCTATGGCTCCAATTTTATTCTTCAGCTTTGACCCATCTGGTACTTCTATACAGAAAGAGATTACGTCGTCTGTGCCATTAGTTGACCAAACTGATTCTTCACAAGCTCTTTCGTTTGTTTTCCTGAAGTGCTGATAAATATTCTCCATCTTGTTAGCTTGTACACGTCGTATATAACGCTTAGCATGATGGGGATGTATGCCGCTACTAGTACCAAGGATGCAACTGGCAGTGCCTTCAGGTTTGACACAAGTAGTTCTAGCCGCCGGATTGATTCCGATCTTAGCAGCAAATTCCTTGTTTGTTTTTTTGATAACCCTAGCGCCTTCTTTTTGGATTTCAGGATCGAGACAAAGCTCGTGCTGTTCCATAATCCCGGTCATGGAAACGCCCAATAGGGCTTCTCGTCGGAAAATTCTCTCGCTGATCTCTCCTAAATATGGTAAATCAGTAAAACCGGCCTGAAGCGTTCCAATAATTGCAGCAGCGCGACAAGATTCAAAAAATTCTTTCTTGGTGTTAACTTTTGCACAATTAATGGTACTGAGATTACATGCTTGCCATCCTGTCTTACCTGTTTCTTCATCAACAGGATACAACCCAATCTCCACACACGGGTTCACAATTAACTCTGTGGAATCTGACCACACAAAACCCGGCTCTCCAAACTCCTTTACTGACTGCATCAACCCGGAGAACTGTTTAGGAGTGGTTTTATCACGTAGGAGTAAAGCAGAATTGTTAGAACGGCCACGTTGAGGATTATCGTGAAACCAGTTACCAGTCTTCGCCATCGCCATGTCTTGGTCATCTGGAGAAAAAACACAGATCGTAGCACTTCTGCGTACACCACCAGAGATAACAGCATCAGCAGCGTGCATAACAATGTCGTAGACATGTATTGGCTCCAATTTCTTTATGCCGAATTCCGATTCTTTTATAGCCCTGTCTAAAACCTTCTTAATATTAGTGAGTGCTTTTTTAAGTGGCTCTGGGCCGGGAGCTTTTCCCGAACTGGAACTAAGATAAGATCCAGCGGGTCTGATTTCAGAAAAATCAAAGTTTACGTTCTTTCCTTCGTATTCAGGAAACAGTTTGTCATCAACAAAGTAGCTACTAACCAAAACGCCAATTGCGTCAGACCACCCCTCAATAGTATCGGGTATTGTATATTTTTTTGTACCGTTCTTTTTGATAATAATATTTGGTAGCTTCTTTACGTGGTGTTTTTGAACCGAAAATCCTACGCCACACCCGCATAGTAAAAGATACATACATTCTTGAAAGAATCTTGGCCTGTCTACATAAGAAGCAATGCAGTTGTAGACTCTAGCATGGTGCTTAAAGATTGGCTTTCCTCCAAACTGTAAAGCTCTTTGAGAGCCTAGCACACGTTTCTTGTGCATTAGATCGTATGCCCATTCTATTTCCCCGTTCACTTCGGGATATTTAGCATACATCATATTTTTTACTCTATCAACTGACTCTTTCCAAGTTTCTCTTCTTTTCTTTTCTGGAATCCATCTCGCGTACTTACTAACAAACGTGTAATTTTGCAATTCGTTCAATGACATTTTCTTCCTACTTTTTTTCTTTTCTTATGGTTGCATGTCCATCTGTGACCATTCTGGACGAGACATTTTCGGAATCTATAAAAATATATCCCAGCACTCGATTCAGAGTGAACACGTCTTTTATGTCACCGTCTGAATCTGCCGGGATAAATAAAACTACATCTTTGCTGTCTTCTAAAAGCCCATTTAAATGAGCCTTGGCCGCTAGCCCCTTTTTCTTTTCTTCTAAATCTCTGGTTCTTGTTTCAGGACACCAACAATCTTTAAGTCTCACTCTGATAGTTCTTGTTACTTCTACGTCCAACGTATCGCCGTCAACAACATTGACGACAGATCCTTTGGTTGTAATTCCTATCGGTGGCTGCTTCATCTTCGTTGACTCTCTTTTCTTCTTCACCCAGAGGGGGTGGGCCGTTGTGAATAACTCTTGTCGACATGTAGTATTATACACTAAATATGAGCTAATGACTCAAAGGTTTTCCCTTATCCGTCAGTCTGTTCAAGTAAGACAGGTCTGGGTTGACATAGGATATTTGAAGCCCGTTGTCTATCAGATGTCGGTAAACAATTTCGTCTTCTTTTGAATATCCGTGAGCCTTGCAGCCCTCGGGGATATGCCAGTCGTGGATATCGTTTTGCCATAGAAGTTTAGCGCATCTATTGCAGGGCATGTGTGTAACATATACTTGCTTTAGTGACGGAGGATTGATCAGCATGTTGCTAACAGCGTTTTCCTCCGCGTGAACCATAAACGGATATTTATTGGGTCTTACGGTGGGAAGGTCGCTGTCATCGACACCTTTACAGAAACCATTGTAGCCCATACTAATTACTCTCTTGTCGCTAACGATCACACAACCAACCTTGGTTTGATCGTCATGGCTTCTAATAGAGGCATAATAGGCCAGACCCATGAAGTAATCATCCCATGTTATATGCGTTTTCACGTTTTTCTTTCCTTGAACGACGCTCCTTCTTTAGCTTCTTCTTGTCTCGCTTACTTTTTTTTCTTACTGTTTTTCCCATGCTTTAACCTAAAGTCTGAATGAACCCAAATATATTTTGAATGAATCGCATATGCAATCATTTTGCGAAACCCGTTTCCGTTTTCGAGACCGTCAAAATTTTCCGGCAAAACCAGCGCTGTAGTTTTGTCGTCAATTTTCAATAACTCGGCCTTGCTCCTACTTACCTTTTTTTCATCTAGTTTCATCTTTACTCCAATATCTCTAATCCGTGAATACAGTGTCTTACATCTTCCTCAAGCTGTATTTCTTTTTCTATCCTGACGGTATCCATGTTATATAAAAGTATTCTGGCTGGTGAAGTACCGATGAGAATATAGTTGTCTTTGCGAGCCAATCCACGATTCCAGTTATTAGCGGCTATCTGGTCAGCAGAGTATTTCACCTTTTTGGACTTGGGGATTGCGACGTAGTTGATCTTTGGGGAGTCTTTTTTGATAATTCCCACGTATCCAAAAGTTGTAAGGTTGACAAGGCATAAATCTTCGTATTCATAAAAGTTGTGCTGAAAACTTTTTTCGTTGTCTATGACGGGCATAGAAGCAACAACATCCATGTTTGTGGCAGAGTGTAAATGCGTAATCAATCCAGAAAAAACTACTCTACCATTGTTACTGGAAATAGAGTTAATGTGATATTTGTCTTCGGTTTTAGGCGGCGTGGGATTGCTGGGCTTTAAGTCGGTTAAAATTTTACGGTCTTCTCCGTCTTCTCCTATTACCTCCCAAATACCGCGCAGTTTAAAATTAAGATCCATTGCAACGATCTTATCGTATGCTGTCGAAGTTATCCACAGATTCCCATCGAAAAAACATATCTCATGTATTGATTTAAATATGTTATCATCCTGAATCCTGTTGGTAATTTTAAAATTGTCTCTGTCTAATTCCATTAGCCCGGAAGAATCTGCAACAATAATCCTATCGTCTAGAACGGCTAGGCCCCTTAACCCTCGTTCTCCCCCACGTTCATTGTCATTGATAAAATCTTCTGCATAAGGAAAATGATGTACAACCTCTTCAGAATCCATATCGATAACATACAATCCACCGTGGACATCGCCCTGAGAGGCTGCTCTGACAACCGTGGTGCAAATGATTTTCATAGTACTAGCTTCATTCCGTTGTCTACTTTAAGAAAACCAAGCCTGTTGTAGAACGGTATATTTTTGTCGGAACAGTGTAAAATGATTTTGTAGCATTTTTCCTGTGTCGCTATATCGATAAGCCCATCGATTATGGCGGTCCCCATGCCACACTTTCTGTATTCCTGTAAAATTACTACATCTTCGATGCGACCCGCAATTGTGCCAGTTAATTTCCGTTCAATTAACAACGATCCCGTCCCCACAACGAGATTAGCGTATTTCGGAGAGTCATAGATTTTTTGTACTGCGACTATAACATGGTGATTACTATCGTTAACAAAAGTTGACCATATTTTGTCAAAATTGGCATTACAGGAATCGTGTGGAAGAGGGCTTAGTTGGCTTCTCAGATTTAAATAGTGCTCGTCTAAATCATCTCTTTCTATTCTTCTAATTTGCATTGTGGAACCTTAGAACAAAGTGTTCAAAGGGCATAGAAATATGCTCAAAAGGAATGTAGTCTAAGTCTATGGTTTGTGACTGAAGGTATCTTTCATTAAGATCTTCCAAGCTAATCCCTAAGTTGCTACCGCTTTCGTCTGAAATTTTTTGCGAAGAGTTATGTATCACGGCACTATATTCGAGACAAGACATTTTAGTAGGTAAACCAGAAGATGACCCTTGATAAAAAAGTGGCTGGACTTCTGATTCTAATTCTTCCAAATTGGAAGAGGTCGATTGATCTAAAATCTTTGCCAAGTGTTCGTTTTTGTAAACATGTCCGTTAATTGAAAATGGTATACCAAAATTTGTATACGGTGTTATCTCAGCGGCATCCCATACTAAGAACTGATCCAAAACGAAGTCACCCTCTGAAGGGATTTCGGCAAAATATCTATCTCGACTATAAGGATTTTGGATAATAGTATTGTTACCCAACCGTAAAGACAAGGTTAGAGGATTGTGTTCATCAAAAAGGGTTTTTATAGAATCATAAGATGGTGGGTTTTTGAATAAAATATTCTCATCATTAAAAATGCATACTAATTCTCTTGCTTCCTTGAGGCATGATATCATATTTTTTGCGACAGGAAGGTCGCTCATTTCTATCCATCTGGTTGGAAAGATATGCTCGTATTGATTTTTAAGGTTAAAGTAGGTAGACGCTTTCTCGTATCCTGCAAAAAATTTTTCGGAAGAGGCTCTGTATAAAACGGTTATGTCAAATAAGTTACCGCCGTTTAAATGGAGACTCTCTAAGAGTAGGTGAAGTCTAACAGCGTTGTTTTCAGAAAGAATTAGGGTGGTAATCATCAGTAGATTTCCGTAGGGGGAAGCTCTCTTAGCGTCTTCTTGTACGGGGACATATGCCGGTTAAACCACTCGACAGTTATTTCTAGACCTTTTCTGAGAGAAGTAGAGGCTGTGAACCCAAATTTTTCTTTTGCTTTTGTAACGTCTAGACATCTTCTTGGCTGACCGTCAGGTTTTCTATCGTTCCACACAAGCTCTCCGTCATATTCCATTATTTCACACATTGTTTCGATCATGTCTTTGATCTTAGTTTCTTCACCGGTTCCTATATTGACTGGCGAGGGATCGTCATCGTGATTTTCCATAGCAAGCTGGATAGCTTTTGCGCAGTCTTCAACAAATAGAAATTCTCTACTGGCTTCACCAGAACCCCATACCTCTAACTCAGGATCGTTGTTTTTCTTAGCATGAGCCACGCGAGACATAATGGCTGGTATGACATGACTGGCTCTAGGATCGTAATTATCTCCCGGTCCATACATGTTGGTAGGTATTAAATTAACAGTGTTCATTCCAAACTGGCTATGGTACGCCTGTAGCATTTCCATTAGCGTTTTCTTTGCTATGCCATAAGGAGCATTAGTTTCTTCTGGATATCCATTCCATATGTCTTCTTCTTTAAAAGGGACAGGGCAGTATTTAGGATAAGAGCATACCGTTCCTGTCATGATGAATTTTTTGCATTCCCACTGGCGAGCTTCTTCGATCATCTTGATACCCATGTTAAGATTTTCATACAGAAAACCTCCGGGGTATTTCATGTTGGCTCCGATTCCACCCACTCTAGCGGCAAGATGGATTACTACATCAGGACGGTACATATCAAACATCCAACCTATGTGAGCATCTTCGCCTAGATCAATACCATCTTGAGTGCCCCCTACCGCTGTGAGGCGACTGTAGCCAGCCTCATTTAGCGATCTGTAAAGCCTTCGGCCCAAAAAGCCCTTTCCGCCGGTAATTAGCACGCTATCGTGTTTACTGATTGTCATCGTTATCAGTTTCTTCCAAAAACTTTATGGTTTCTTCTTTAGTCATGTTTTTTGCACGTCTAAGTACCTTACGAGATTCGTCCATAATGACTACGGTTGGAAACACTTCAATATTAAACTGCTGAGATAAGTATTCATTTCCGGGTTTATCAACCGGGACAATAGCTGGTATGCCTTCGAAATATGGCTTAACCGACTCAAGAACGGTCTGGTCAGTCCACACAGAATCTTTCATGTTCTTGCAATGAGGACACCAGCTAGTTACAAAAACTACTACCTGAAGATCTTTTTTATCCATTGTCCCAGAGATTCTTTCCTGTCGTTTGTTTGTTAATCCTATTAAGGGACCACATCCAAGGACCGAGTATTAAAGTTGCTCCAGTGCCCCAAGCCCAAAGAACCAATCCTTCACGCCCCGGTATACCGAGGGTCGCCGTAATAGCCGCCACAAGGTAGATAGATAACAGTATGTAACTCATTTTTTGTTCCATGTACCAATCAAAAATCTTCTTAAACATTGCTATCCTTTATTTAAGTAGCGTGGGAAACTTGACACTATCTTTGGTCAAGATACTCTTTCCGGTTTTGTTCTTTGATGATCCACCTTCAATTGACAACTCCGTAATTTCTTTTAGGGCAGGGACGGGATGATCTGAATCGATAGCCCACAAGATGCCTTCTTTTTCAGCATAAGCTCGCATCCTACGAATTGGAACAATTAGGTTGAATGTTTCTCCAGCGCCTCTGACAAGCATTCCAACGTACTGACCCGCATCTTTGCCAGACCTCTCGCTGAGAAAAACTCCACCCCCGCTTGATCCGGGGAAAGCCGTAACGGTTGTCTGGTCAAATATTACACCACCACCCGCCCCCAAGTCAAGAACTCTTCCAACTTGAGAACAAATTCCTCGCGTCATCGAATTTGAGCCAGTTTGTCCTAATAATGAGCCTACATGATATAATTCAGTACCAATAGGCACAGGTTTACCTTCAGCCTTAAAGAAGGTGACTGACTTGTCAATAAAACCCTTCTTCCTAATCATTAGAAGGGCCAAGTCTTCCCCGTTTTCGGAATCGCTATATTTGATAACCTTGGCTTCCATCTTGAACTCACCAACACGACGGCCATCTTCGACTAATTCTTGGACGATTTGAGCATCTTTAAATTCAACAATCTTTACTGATCGCCCATCCTTGATTGTTGTCCTAACGGAACGGAGACCATCTACAACATGAGCCGCTGTCCACACGAAGTTTACCTTTACCGTAAGAGGTTTACCTAGTTCGGGTGGTTGAATTTTAGTAATGGGAATGGTTCGAGTAAAAATTACTCCAGAACCTTCTCCGAAGCCAGACTTTACCGTAACAGATACATCTTGTAGGTGTTGGTAAAGCTGTTTGTCATTCCCTAGCAAGGGAGCGGAGAATATAAGAAGAAGTAGAATAGAACTCAAGATTGCTTTTTTCATCGATTCCTTCCTTAATGTCTTGTAAAAGAATAAAAAGGGGGTTTTGTTTTATCTACCCCAGACCCCCTAGCTGGATAATTGACACGCTAGTTGACTACTTCGCCGCCACCTTGCATTCTACGCTCTAGCTCACGCTGGGGCGTATTGCCTTCGTTCTCTGCAACACCGGGTGCCACCGGAACGTTAGGAGTTGAAATTGGACGAAGTTCGTCTTCTGTGAATTCGCTACCGAGAGCAGGATGCTTAATCCACTCGATTGTTGGAATATGACTGACATCATAACCATCGAAATGCTCTTTTGTCAGATAGAAGGAGTTTTCTTCATCAAACACTGAGTGAGCTTCAATGACGGGAACCCTAAACAACTCAACAGCCATAAGACGGTAAGCTTCACGGAAAAGCTTTTTCATCTCTTTGCCAGTCTGGACACTCCAGTCATTGGCCCAAGTATTCTCAGAAAGCTGAGCCATATCACTCAAGCCCTGAAGACAAAGCTCGATCCATCGACGGCAGTAGTCATTCTTGACATCGAAATAACGAATCGGATAAATCTTGAAAGCTCTACGCTCATGTGTGATATGATGAGCTTCAAGTCTTTCCATGTTATCTGGCTTTGTATTTGTGTCAATTAAGTTGCACAAACGGACAAACATGTTGTGATGATGCTTGACAGCAGACAGTGTAGGAGGACCGGGGACAAAGCAATCAGTACGCACTGAAAATGCTTGTAGATGCTCACCAATCTTTTCAAACAGGCGAGCAATTGCCATGTTGTGGGTTTCCTTGTTGTCGCCAACATTAGGAATAGCCCACTTTACTCCCTCAAACATGTAAGGAAGAATTGCATCGTGAGTAGGGATAACTAAGTTTTCATTTACTTCTGGCATTTTTGCCTCCACTTATTCTATGTTAAATTTCTGTTTAAGTCTATGACGTATCAATGTGTCAACTTGTCTCATTGTCATCGTTTGATCGTTTTGGTATTCATTTACTAATTCTCCAAATACCGTCATGATCTGTTCAGCAGTAGCTTGTTTCCGTGTGCTGAACGGTACATTCAAAAATTGCGGTGGCAATCCTTGCATAGCAACTGGTTGTTGATGATAAGGTTCGCTCACAGGAAATCCATAAGGAACAAACCCCGGATTTAGTCCATGTTTACCAGTTCTATCATCAATATCTTCTGTAGCTCTCGGAGCTTCTGGCAATTCATCTAGCGGCATAACGTATTCGTTCTCGTGCCGGTGCTTATGAATATGTTCATGGACGTGTGTATGAGAACCATCACAGTTATTGCAGTCGTCATCTACGGCAGACTGCGGTGTAGATGGTCTTGTATCATTATCATACCCCTCTTCATCATCTTTGTCAATGTTTTTTCCGTTTTTCTTTTTTCGTCGTCTCCTGTTTAGAAGGAAAGGAACTCCGTATTTAAGAGCCAGCATGCCTAGACTCATACCACCAAGCGTAAAGCTGACATTTTCTACGCTATTGCCATTACCGCCGGTATAATCGTCCATGTAGTGGCCACTGTTAGCCTCTAAATCTGATATCTGTGCATCTCTTGCGTCAATTGTTCCCACTAGGACGCCTATTTTAGATTTTAGAGAATCCTTTTGTCCCTCGACAGCCCCTAAGAGATCTCTCAAACCGTTAACCGCGTTTTGCGCCTCTAAAAGATTGCTGTTTGTTCCACCAAGTTCCGCTTTAAGACCTTCAGATAAAGATTCCAAACTATTTAGTTTTGTTTGTAATTCAGCTTGAACGCTATCAGACATATTTTCGAGGTTGGTCAGTTTTTCCTGTAGTCCTGAAATCTTATCAAGGTATTCCTGACGCTCCTTTTCAAAATCTGTAGGAGGATCTACGGGGCCACCGGGGTCTGGTCTACCGGGCCAACCATTCCACCCATCACCGTTTCCGCCGCCGTCTGGTGGGTTAGGGGGAGGGTTTGGATTTGGAGGGCTATTACCCCAAGGACACCAAGGGAATAAGCCATTACTATCGTATAGTTCGCCAACTCTTATACCCCCATAGTATTTAGCAGTATCTGCGATGCCGCCATCTGGAAACTTAAGCTCGGGGCAAAACATAAACTCACCCTTAGTGGTCTTTCTAAGACCCCCTTTATAGGGAATGACGACATGGTCTTCAATTTTACGTCCACATTGTGGACAGAGCTTGTTAAGGCGCTCTGGCTTACTGGACTTGACCTCTTTATCGGCAACAATGCTATAAGAAGCTTCTATGGGATGGCCTTGACCATTTCCCTCCATTATTTCGTAGATCTGTCTTAGAGATAAGCCAGCACCATAGTCGTTTGGCCCATCATCTGTCCATGCGCCGTCTCCTATTCTCCAAGCTAGAAGGATACCTAGTCTAGTATGACTCTCTCCTTTGTCATCTTTGACAAGGACAAGAACGCCGCTTCCAGACTGACCACCAAGGGGCGCAGCATTAAAGCTTACGGTAGCCCCTGCGTTTCTAAGGACTCTACCCTTCCATGCGGTAGCCCACTGAGCAGAAGGACACCCTCCAGCTATAACTAAATCGTTAGCTTTTATCTCTGTCCCTTTCGGAGCAAGAGGTATTACTCTAGGAGGGAATCTACCAAAATACTTCTTTTTAACAGACACAATTGCTAAGTCTAGAGCGGTGCCTTCTTTATATTCAGAATATTCTGTTCTGAATGGGATCATGGCAGATTTGTAGCCGTCTTGAAAGAATTCTAAATGACCTCTTTTAGATCTACCAACCACATGTCCGTTAGTCAGAACATAATATTTATCCTCGTCTTCCTGAAATACGGTCCCGCTGCCTGCGGAACCTCTAGTAGTAACCCTGCATACTCCTTCCAAAGCCTCGTCCATCGTAAGCGGCTGAGCAAATCCCAAAGATGGGAAGTATAAAACCAGCCCCAAAACTAAAGCTTGCATTAGTTTTTTCATGGCTACCAGTCCTTACTTATGGTGAATTGATATTTAAAGAGTGCCGACCTAGCCAAATCAGCGGGCATAACAGCCGAGTCTGCCAAATATGGTACAGGATCTATGTATGCTTGTCGATAAGCATAAGCTACTGCCGTACTGCATACAAAAACATTCATGGGATCATCATCCTTGATGTTTTGTGGCGCTAGCCTACAAAATGGCAGATAGTGTCTTGCTAATTTCCATATATTTTTCCATCCGTATGGTAATCCTGTTAGATTTATCATGACATCGGTAATATCTCTTGGCGTAAAAGGGTTTTGTATCTTTTCTTCGCTATAATCAATTTTTATTGATCTCTTCTCTTTGTTTTCAGGCCAAGCAGAAAAATTAGAGTATCCAACGGGAGAGGCGGCTCTAAAAACGTCTATATTGTCTGGGTGAGTTTCTACCTGACTTTTCATAGAAACAGCCCTGCCACCTTTAAACTCTCTGAATTCCACACACTGTAAATGACCGCCGTCTCCAGCCATCTCCCCATTTGCCAGTCTTTCGCCGTCCCAGTGAGCTACGCCAGCATGACTATGAACCCCGCTACCATACCGTTTGATTAACCAGCTAGATAGTCCCTTACCACGAAACAAGAGTACGTCTGCTTCTCGGATGTGTTGCTTAGCTTCATGGTAAGGGACTAAGATCATTATTATTTATCCTCTAGCTTTTTATCTATTCTGTCTAGAATATCAGCGATTCTTCGTTGATCATTAACGATTTGTATCATCACTTGTTGCATATCTTTTTGAGTTTCTGCCCAACTCCTAGGAACGTAAACTAACGGCGTTCCATCGGAATCCTGACGAGAGATTATCTTGTAAGTATGTTGCATCCAGCCTCTTTCATCATCCATCAAAACTGACTTTGAAGGAACCGCTTTTAAAATGAGAACCTCAATAACCTTTCCTAATCCTATTACTATAGCAACGATTGCGGCTAATACAGGAATTGAGAGAATGTCTGATTCCATTTGTTATCTCTTTCTTCAAAGAAAAAAAGGAAGGGACTGCAAAAGCAGTCCCCTCCCTGTGACTGCAACAATGATTAACCGCCTGTGATGGCACTATAATCTTGGAAGTTTCCACCACTCGTTGTGCGAGTGACGAAATCAATCAAGAATACCAATTCACCCGGAATCGCTCTTGAGGGAACATTTGTAACCGGTCTGGCATTGTCCTGATCGGCAATATTGCGGAAGATCGCAGCAGTACCATAATTGGTAGCACCGCTCTTATCCGTAAGATCGCTTTGGACAAGACCGTGATTGCTGGTAGAGCCAGCAGTCGGGTTTTTAAAGAGGTTAAAGGCCAAGGTAGCCCAAGAGCCTCTTTGGTAATGATCATCAGTATGAAGATGAAGGCTTCGAACACTATGGTCGCTTCCAAGAAGCCCCAGAATGCTTTCCGAGGAAGTAATGTTAGCTACCTTTGTTGAAGCTCCCTTAATCATAAAGGTGGAGTTGGTGGCAGAACGATCTGACCTCTTAGGAGTAAAGCCAAACTTGGGACTATTTAAGCTACGTGCAACGGCAAGGCCGACAACGTATTTTGTGCCTGTAGATACACCAAGCTTTGAGCCATAATCTTCTGCGCCTTTGACAAGATCCAAGCTGCTTTTGCTTGTCCATCTTGAACTACCGACATTGCCAGCGCCTGCGATGACGCCACCGTCATTGTCTGCGCCGCCAGAGCCAGTTGCTGTGCCAACATGAGTACTAATAGTCATAATACAATCTCCTTATAAGTAAGATTACCCGCCTGTAATGGCTGAATAATCCTTAAAGTTACCACCACTGGTTGAACGATCAGCAAAGTCAACCAAGAAGACTAGCTCACCCGGAATGGCCCGTGTGGGAACATTCGTGACTGGTCTAGCATTATCTTGGTCAGCCAAGTTACGGAAGATAGCAGCACTGCCATAGTTGGTAGCGCCAGTTTTAACCGTTCCATCACTTTGCACGAGACCGGTAGTTTCGGAGTTATCCCCGGCAGTAGGATTGCGGAACAAGTTGAATGCCAACGTAGCCCAGCTTCCCCTCTGGTAGTGATCGTCAGTATGAAGATGAATACCGCGAGCGCCTTGGTCCTGACCGAGGACTCCCATGATATTTTCTGTTGAGGCAGCACCAGCGACCAGCGTCTGAAGACCTCTAGCCAAGAAGGTGCAGTTAGCAGCAGTACGATCTGTCTTCTTCGGGAAGAAGGCAAACGCGGGACTTCCTACGCTACGAGCAACAACAAGACCGACCTTGTGTGCCGTACCTGTAACTAGACCAAGCTTTGAACCGTACTCATCTGCGCCTTTGACGATATCCAAAATACTCTTGTTTGTATATTTTGAACCGGCAATGTTTCCGCCTTGCATAACTACGCCGCGATCATTAACTACTGCCGATGAGCTTCCACCAGTAAAGTCTGTTTTAGTCAAACCGGCGGGGGCAGTGTCCGTGAGGGTGATCGCTGTGTTTCCGTCTTCGAGGCTGGCCTCGCTGCTGGAACTCTGTGTAATGGTAACAACCGCTCCATCTACCGATGCAGAAAATCTGGTTCCAGCGGGTCCACTGCCTGTGTTGATAACGTTCATTAAATTTGTAGCAGTTTGATCGTTGCTTGCGGTGGACTCCCAAGTGCCAGCTACCGAGCTTTGGTCTCCGTTTGTAAAATCATAGTTAGTTCCATCAGTAGCGATTAAATTAACTTTGTCGCCTGTATTAAGTTCCACATAGTCAGTAACTGTTACTGTTGCAGTGGCTTCTGCTCCTGTAATGCCTAGCGTTCTCGTGTGTGTACTAACAGTCATAACGACCTCCAGTTATCTAGGTATTATTCCTGTTTTTCCTAATAAATAACGATCCGGTCCATTAGTATTATACACCATTTCTAGTAGATCTCTCTTAGCTTTTTTAAGGCTTGAAGTATATATCTTCTCGCTGTTTCTCTACTATAACTGTTTCTTTCCGCTATTTCCTCCATTGTTAACCGCTCAAAAAATCTTTGATGTACAACAAGCCTTAGTCTTGGGTGTAATTTTTGTATCACGTCAAAGATTTCTACATCGTTTGAATCATTTTCAAAATGGAGAGCCTCGTTATAGTATTTTTGCCTCTTTCTTTTGTTAAAATCGTACAATTGCTTTTTGCATTCCCAATCTATTCTGTTATAGAGAAAAGACGTGAATTTCTGGCCCTTCTCGGAGTCATACGCTTTCATCGCTTCCCAGAGAGCGACTAATTTGCACCTATCAAGCTCGTCTTGAGGTATTACCTTAAAATATTTTGAGCAAACCTTGTTCAATATTTTTATGTTGTTAATATCTTTTCGAGCTTCTTCAAATTCCTCATCCCCTATAGGCTTTGTTTCCTTCATCGTTCCTCCGGTTATCTATTCTTCACTATCGGGATGTAATATCCTTCCACCCTTTCGGTTGAATAGTTTTTTGTACAATCTCAACTTCTCTAGGAAAGAGATGTCGTGATCTATGTTAGTGCTCGCATAATCGACCCTTCCCTCGGGGTCTACGAATATTGCCCAGTGCTTGTCGTTGGAAATTATTTCTTTGATTATTTGAACAGTTTCTTCGGTGGTAGTGCTGTCATCTTCCGTACCTGAGTTAGACTCAGATTGATTACAGTTAAGAAGGGACTCGATATCTATTCTGACATCCCTAAAATTAAACATTTTAGCAACGCCTAGAAAAAACCTATACCTACTGATAATAAAAAGAAGCTCTATTCCCTCTATTTTTTCAACCTGTTTTTGTATTTGGTGTGTTATATCAAAATTGGTATGACCCATCCAGCATTCGTATTGCCGCATAGGATTCATCTTATCGTAAAGTTGAAACACCCCCAAAGGGGTGGAAACGAGCTTGGGGATCTTGGACATAAGCTCCAGAGCATCTTCTGTTAGCTCTTCGTCGTCGTCATCTACCCGTATTTTTTCTGCTATTTCTTCCTCAAGAAGGTCATCATCCCATTTTTCCCACGCTATTTTTCTATTTGGTTTCATTCTAGCACCTTTTTGTGGGATAATTACACCAGTCTAAAAGATAAAATATCTTTTATATCAGGTGTTCATCATCGGGGATAATCTTTGGTTTATAGATATCTAGCATCTTGGTTGGACTAACTACAGTAGAATCTTCTGAAGCTTCTGAAGCTTCTTCTTCATTAAGCTCCTGTTCCATGGTGTGTAGATATGCCCATATCTCAATGAAGTTATCCAGTTTGTTTCGTTTTTCACACTCCTCTTTTATGAAAGAAAGGGTTTCTGCAAAAAGCTCGCCGTCCATGACCTTGTACATGAGGTCAGCAAAGATTATATTAGCGGCAGGTTGATCCTGCCAAGAGCAATCTATCCATATATCCCCGGCAGAATCAACTTCAAATTTTAAAGAAGCTAACGCTTTCTCTTTTTCTTTCTCTTTTCGAGAAAAAAACTTTTTAATAGCCGCTATAAGTTTCATTAACTAAACTTTCGATAAAGCTTTTAGACAGCTTTCAGCATGCTCATAATCTTCGATAGCTTTTATAGCTTCTTCTACGATATTAGAATGATCTCCAATTCCTACGGCATTATTGGTGTACAGGAGATATCTAACAAGGGCTTCTGCCTTCTTAGCTTCGAAATGAGCATTTACAGCTTTGGATACGTCCATTTAATCCTTCCTTTGTGTCTAGCAATTAAGCTGATCGAAGACTGTCACCAACGATCCAAGCGCCGCCCAACAGAACCAAATGGTTTACTTGATCTGCGGATATACCGAGGCCCACACCGTCAAAGATAACAAAAACCACGCCGCCAACGGCGACCCAGAATCTACGCGAGCCAAAAAGACCTTGAACTTTACTAATCATTGCTAGCTCTCCACTGAAGTAAAAAAACGAGAAAATAAAAACACCAACTGGTGTTAAATTATTTTACTACTCAGCCCTTACATCCACATACTTCCCCGATTAGACAAGCACAGTCTGCGCCACATTCGCAATCATCACAGGCGCATGCATTTGCTGCGGCGTGAGGGCATACGTGACTATGTCCAAGCAATGGACACCAGTGAAGTGAGTAACCCAGTCCGACTCCCAATAAAAGACAAAGCCAGTGCTTCTTAAATAGATCTAACATTAGCAACCTCCTTAAATTTAAGTTGAATTTCTTGATGACATCCTTGAATGTTTGAAAAATCCATATTGTCCAAGTCTGGATCGTGTCCCTCTAAATACTTTTTATTGAGTTCCTCTAGGGAAACTCCAAATTTTTGACCAGACATGTTTTCTGAAGAGCCTACTAAGTTCAATGGTGTATTTACGACTAAGCTTTCTTTGAAGGAAGACATACTTTTAGGAAAATCATCCACTTCCCACCCCTTATCCCATATGCCTCCTTCAAAAGCGTTGGGTGTTGAAAATTTGATTTTAACAAAATCGTCTTCATTTCCTATGAACTTCTCCACTAAACTTTTCTTAAAAATATGACCATCAACCGAAAAAGGATACGCATAATTACCCGTTAAAGGTGCTCTGCAATGCTCGCATTGAGAGATCCAGTTCCATATAAAAAACGTATCTTCAGCTATCTCTCCTCTTATAGGAAGAACACAGTCCTGCATCGTGTATTCATTCTGAACAATAGTATTGGTTCCGAGCCTTAAAGACAAGCAAAAAACATCCCTATTGTCAAAAAGTTTTGTTATGATATCTTCATCAACTTCTATTTTACGATATAGGATGTTATCGTCCACAAAAAAACAGACTAGATCACCTCCTTTTTTTACAAGGTCGGTTGTATCTTTTTGAAAATCAGTCTCCTGAATCCAATTTAAAAACGGGTATTTCTTTATCAATTTTTCATAGCCAGTTTTAAATTCATCGTTTGAATGTCTATACAAAACATTGATGTCGAATAACCCGTTGTCATTTTGAATTAAACTTGTCAACAAGAAATCTAACTGACAAGCTCTGTCTTTTGAAAAGACAATAGTGGATATCACGATCAGTTCCTCATTTAGTCCTAGAAGGCGGCAAGTCAGAAGTATCCAGTTTTACGTGAGCTTCTAAGTCCCTGACTAACCTGTCCTCTTTGTGCTGAAGATCGTCCAGCTTTTTATTTATCCTAGATAAGTTCTTCAGAAGTTGTTTTCTTTCTTGATTTATGCTACCGAGCCACTTGTGAGTATTCTTAAGAGTTCTCATCAGTCCTTCCCCTATTCTGGTACACACTTGCCATTTTTTTCTACGTATCCCTTGTTGCAATTAGGTGGATATCCAGCCTTTTCGTCGCTGTAGGATTCTTCTATTCTGTTTAAAATATGATTTGATGAGGTTTCCGCCCTTGACTTCTTAATAAAAACTAACCTTCTGCCATTTTTTCTGTGCGAACCCCTTCTTTTGTAATGAAAAAGTTCTCCGGTTTTTTGATCTTCGTAGATAAAAATAGAGGCCATTTATAGTCTCCTTTTTCCCATTATTATGTAGTTCGTTTTCTCGGGACAAATTTTTGTTTCGTGAGGTAGAGGATCATCAAACACGGTTAGGTTGAATTTTTCACCTAGTTTAGATAAGAATTGTTCTTTCCTTTTTTTATCCCACAGGTTTGAAAAGATATAAATGTTTTTAGAGCGCTGAATGTAGTTCTCGTAAAAATGATCTATACCATCGTCGTTCATTTCCGAAATACAATACTCGCTTATAAATAGATCTGGAGAGCGGTTCAGGGTGTTGGACACAGAGGGGTTGACAAAATCAACTCTAGGTTCTCTACCATTTTCGGATATTGTATCAACAATACTAGGAGTAAGATGGGTATCAAAGTGTTTGGGAATCACTGAGGTTTTGTGGTCAAAATTGACTTCTATGCTTCTTTCTGTTACAAGACTTGTATTCAATCCCAAAGCTCTCAAATATTTTACCGCAAGCAAAGCCACGTTAGGCACGTCTACTAGTCTGTACGATTTAATGTTGTAAAAAGTGGACAGGATGTAACAGAGGCCACCATACCCCACTCCAATCTCAACGATGTCTTTCCCGTGAAGACTTCCTATATGTTTTTGTATATTTTGTAACGAGTTAATATATCTTACAGTGTTGGCAGAAATTAAACCGTACTCTTTTGATTCAAATAATTCGGGATCACCTATCGTATCATTTCTCTTGAATTTTTCTATGTTCAGGCTTATATCATCGTTATCTTTCAGTTTGCCTATCATCCATTCCGCCTCTGATTGACATGACATCCCTACTATTGAATAGTAGTCATGATTCCGTTTAAAGATTTTGAATAATTCATCATTAGTTAGTGCTTCATCAACAATCGAAAAATATTTAATCGCGTTTATATCTGGGACATTCCACATATAATTTCCTTCACGGTATTATTCCAAGAAAACTTTTCCGCTGTTTCAATTCCGGCGCTATTAATTTTCAGATTTTGTTCTTGTTTGAGTTTGTGGATTTCCTGCATATGAGAAACAATTTGGTCTATTTCTAGCTCTTTAATAGATCCCCAATTACCTCCCCCAAAAAACCATTTGTCGTCTTTAGCTTCCTCTAGGCTGTTTATTTCTACGAGATGACAATTGTCCTTATTGCAAAATTCTGTATGTGCGGAATAGTTGGTAGCGATCACATGTTTGCCACAGGACATCATCTCCAATAACTCTAAATTCCAGCCTTCTGCTCTGGATGGAAACACTCCGCAGTCGGTTTGCTTCATAATATTATACACCTCTTCTTGGCTCTGCTGGCGTGGAATAAGTCTTATCTTATCACCCAATCCAGACCTCTTATAAGAATCTGCCCAAGCATGATTTTCTTCTGGGCCACAAAATGGGTTCTCGCACATCATCCATAATTCCACGTCGTCTTCCGACGTAAAAGCTTTGGAAAAAATTTCCGGTAGGGTATCGTGACCCTTTCTTTTTTCCCATTTTCCACAGTTGAAGAAGATTGTATTTTTACGCGGGGCGTCAGATCTTAAAAAGATATCTCTGTTTACTCCAAGGGGGATTACGCAAGTATCAACTTTGATATTGTTTTCTTTTACAACGTTTTTCGCCCACTGGCTACAAACAAAAATTTTGTCCAAACTGGAAAGGTGATGTTTTTCCTGTTCGGTAAAAGTGTCAAGTTCAAAAATAGGAAACCCTATTCTTTCGCCCCTGCCGATAAACTGACTCATATCAAACTGATGCCATATTCTAATACATGGAGCGTTGAAATTTGGCATCTTTGCGTTATCTACACACTCCTTTATCATTGGATGATATTCAGGAGGGGCTTCTCCTTGACCAATTATTGAGAGACCCACCTCATAACCGTCTTTGTGCAGGGTGTTTACAATGTTCAATCCAGCTATACCGTACCCTAGTTGATTGATAGGGCTTATTATATTTATAGCATCACTCATTTAAAGCTCTTGCAGCTTGGGAAATTTCATTCTTCCAGTACGAAAATTTAGCTTTGTCCACACCGGAATCCTGCATCTTTTGAGATATTGATTCGTACTGTGATTTTAGATTTTCAATATTTAATTCATCAAAATTGTCAATAATTAGTATTGGTAAATCTTTAAGGTAGTCCATACATGGACTATTGAACACTATAGGTATGGTTCCAACGTAAATGCATTCTAGAATTCTATAACAGTCCAAACCATTACCCGGAGGGCATATAGCGTAAACATGTCGGGAAAGTTCATCCAAGTATTCTTTAAATTCTTTTGGTTCTTCAACGTATGTAACCCAGTCAAAACCATTACTTAGGAAGAATGATTTCAGGTACTTTCTTTCTAAAGTGTAGTTTTGCCAGTTAACGTAAACCCAGTTATCTGT